AAACAACTGCTTCAGCAGTTAATGAATTAGAAGTTACAAATGCAGCAACAGGTAATCCACCTATTCTTGGAGCAAGTGGAGAAACAAATGTTGATCTTCATTTAAAACCAAAAGGAACTGGAGAGACTAGAATTGGTACAGGTGCAGCTGCAGCAACGCTAACAACAGACGGTGCTCATGATTTAGTCTTAGACACTAACTCTGGAACTAATTCTGGTACAATTACAATAACTGATGCAGCAAATGGTAATATTACTATTACACCTAACGGTTCAGGAAATATTGTTTTAGATGGCTTAACTTTTCCAAACGCTGACGGTTCATCAGGACAAGCATTACAAACTAATGGATCAGGTACTTTAAGTTTTGCTACAATTAGTGGATCAAGTGATTTCTTTTTTGCAGCTAAAACTTCTGACCAAAGTATACCAAACAATACTAATACCAAAGTAACTTTTACTAGCGAAGATTATGATACAGGTAGTGATTTTGCTTCCAGTACATACACTGCTCCTTCAGACGGCAAATACTTTTTTTACGCTAAATTATTATGTGATAATACTTCAGGAGAAACAGCAAAAATATTCTTTTTTAAGAATGGATCACAATTTGTTGAAACTAGGAACACTTCTCATGGTGCAAATAGAAGAACTTATCAACATTCAGCAGTTTTAGATTTATCAGCAAGTGATACTATTGAAGTATACAAATTTCAAGATGGTGGGTCTGCAAGAGATGTTGCTGGTGATAGTAATAGATCAACTTATTTTATGGGATACAAAATAGCATAGAGGATAATTATGGCAACATTATATACAAAAGTTAAATTACATTTAGACGCAAACTCAAAGACTTGGGATGATACTGCTATTGTTCTGCAAAATGATGGAAGTGGTGATATTATCAAAACATGGACTGTATCAGGATTAGATAAACCTACGGATGAACAACTGGCAACTTATGAAACTGCAGGTAATACTGTTGAAGCAAATATCGCTGTAGATGAAACTAGAAAAATTCAATACCTATCTTGGGAAGAACAAATGGAAATGATCTACAAAGATCAAAAAAACGGAACTACAACATTTAAAGATCATTGCGATAAAGTAAGATCTGATAATCCTAAAGGATAATTATGGATCAATCTGCAATAGAAGTAAAACTAGAATTTATCTGCAGAGAAATCAAAGAGCTTAAAGATGAGCAAAAGAAAATCAAAGAAGATCTAAATAAAGGCAAGGGTGCAGTATGGATTCTTATCTTTCTTGCAGGTATTATCACTGCAGTATTGCAGTATTTTGACTAACCATCCACATCTAGTAGGCTAAGATTTACATTGTACTAAATATAGTTATACAACTATAAGTACATGAATATAAAACACAGGAAAGGTATTATATCCCAACTAATTGCTCAGTCTTATCTGGCAAAACAAGAAGATATTATTGTGTTTACACCCCTTGATGGGTTAGGTCCTATTGACATTATTACCTATAATACTAAAACTAAAGAGTATAAAAAATATGATGTTAAAACTGTATCATTTAGACAGCAACATGGCACAATGATTAATCGTTCACCTACACAACAACAAAAAGATTTAGATGTAGAAATATTATATGTAACTGAACAAGGAGAAATTTACCCAGTTCCAAAACGTAAATTTAAAAATAAATGAAACTGACTGAAAACTTTAACTTAAATGAACTCACTAAATCTCAGGTTGCTGAGAGAAAAGGAATACCCAACAATCCATCTAGTGACCACATTGATGGATTAAAAAAACTTGCAGAGTCTGTACTTCAACCTTTGCGTAATCACTATGAAAGTCCAGTAATTATTACTTCAGGCTATCGTAGTGCCGAACTTTGTTTAGCCATTGGTTCTAGTATTGAAAGCCAACACGCAAAAGGTCAAGCAGCAGATCTTGAAATTATTGGCGTTTCCAATTATGATACTGCATTATGGATTAAAAATAATCTTGATTTTGACCAGCTAATTTTAGAGTTCTGGAAAGGTGAAGATGAGCCTAACAGCGGATGGATACACGTCAGCTATGTTGGTAAAAAAAATAGAAAACAAAGTCTCAGAGCATTTAGAGATGAAGAAGGAAAGACAAAGTATAGACCTTGGTAATATGTGGTTAAGTGCAATTAAATTAGCAGCTCAAGTTGGAAGCAAAGTATACGCTAACAGACAAAAAGCAAAGATGGCTATGTCTGAAGCACAATTACTACACGCTGAACGACAAGCTCGTGGCGAAGAAGCCTATCAAGGTAAACTGTTGGAATCAAGAAACTCAGACTGGAAAGATGAGTTCATCTTGGTTTTACTTTCAGTACCTATTGTAATGCTAGGCTTTGCAGTATGGTCAGACAATCCTGCACACATGGAAAAAATGCAGCTTTTCTTTGAGTATTTTTCGAACCTCCCATTTTGGTATCAATCAATTTTTGTCGGTGTCATAGCATCTGTCTATGGACTGAAAGCCACTGATCTGATAAAGCGTAAGTAATGAGTAATCAAATTGCAAAAATGTTTAGCCAAACATTTGGTACAAAGGTTACGTTAAAATCGCAACAAGGATTAGGCTATGGCACGAAAAGTAAAAGACTACGCACCGCTGGAAAGAAAAAGAAGAAAAAGACCAGGACGACATAGTAAGTCGCCTAATAAATCCTTTAAGCTACAACAAAAAAAATATCATAGACAGGGTAGAGTATGATCTGTAAAAAAATTCTTTGTATGAAGAGATTAAAAAAAGCAATCTGTAGAATATTATTACCTATTGTAGCAAGATGGGAAAACAGAATGTGGAAAGTTTTATATCAAAGACCAAGACGATATTGCGAATGTGTGAGTGATAAAGAGTTTGCCTATCATGTAAAAAACAATATGCCAAATAAGGATCAATTTAATGATTAGATTTTTATTAGGATTTATGCTAATATGTTCTTTTGCTTATGGAGATACTACTCAAAATAATACTTCTGGCTCAAACACTTCCATCACAGGTGGATACACAAACTCAAACACTTATGAGTCAGGATCAAGTAATTCTTCAAGCACTACAAACAACAGCACCAGTAATATTAGATCAGCACCTCCTAGTGCTTATGCACCTGGTCTATCCAATTCAGGTAATGATGTCTGCTCCGTAGGAGCTAGTGGTGGAGTTCAAACATTTGGACTTGGTATATCAGGTGGAAAAGGTTTCAGAGATGAAAACTGTGAAAGAATAAAATTATCAAGACAATTAGATTCTATGGGAATGAAAGTTGCAGCGGTTGCTTTACTTTGCCAAGACCCTCGTGTCTTTGAATCTATGATTATGGCGGGAACTCCTTGTCCCTACAATGGTAAGATAGGTAAACAAGCAGATAAGTTATGGAAAAAATATAATAAGCTTAGACCAGATTACAAGCAGTATACTAAAAATTTAAAAATTAAGGAGAAGATAGATGAAAAACTTATTCCTCGTAATAATTCTATCTATACTGACCCAGACGAGTAATGCTGAACAAGCAACCTCTGGTAATCTTTTACCTAACGCTGGTGTAGGTACAACATCAGTACAAAATCAATCAGGATCAATAGATGGTATCAATGGATCAAATGGTTGGACCACATCAGGCATATCTAATTTTAATAATGAACTAGAAGCACAAGGCACTGGAACAATATCTGCAAATGGATCATTGTTAAATATTACAACTGAAAAAGAAAATGGAGGTCAGTTTACAACAACAACAAATAGTTTAGATGGTGGTGTTAGATTAGACTCAACAACAGAAGTACAAAGTTGTGAATGGATAGGATCGGCTCATCAATGTGGACAAGCAACCAATGGCAGAGATAGTTATTCTACGACTGTAAATATCAAAGATGAAAACAATCAAGTCTTATCAACTGTAACACAAAACAGAAACAATGATGCTGGATATTATGGCAATACATTTACTTATAATGATACTGTTATTCATAATGGAACAGGTGCAAGAAATTGGGATTGGACTTGGACAGGTGTCGATGGAAACAATGTTAATGCAACAGGTGCAGTTGGACCAAACTTATTAGGTGCTGAACTTACAGCGACCCTTTTAGATATTGATTACTCACCCATTCCACCAGCAGTACAAACTGAACTTGTTAGTTTTAACAATGAAATAAGAGAAGAGTTTAAAAAATTAGAAGAAGTTATAAATTTAAAAGAAGAAGTTAAGTTAGAAAAAGTTGCTTCTATTCAAGAAGAACCAAAACTTACTGAACCAAAAATGGAAAAGTTTAAAGAACCTGTTAAAACTATGCCAGTTAAAAAAGAAGAAGAACCAAAACAATTTGTAACTCAGAACAAACAAATAACAAGTCAAAGTTCTTCACCTGCACAAACCAAAACTTTAAAACAAGAAACATCTAAAGAAGAAAAGATGGTTAAAGAAATAGCTAAAGAAGAAAAAACAGAAAAAACAAAACAGGTGTCAAATAAATCAAGTAGTAACAGTAATGTTTCAAGTGAAGACAAACCCTCAGTATCTGTTGTTTTACAAAAAACTATGGATAAAATTGATGAACGTGTCAAAGATATAGGTAAAAATTTAAAAATTAAAAACCTATTTAAGATGAGAGCAATGGTTGATAATTCTTTATTAGATGTATATAATATCCCATTTTATGAAACAAAAAATATTTACAAAGATCAACCAAGTATTCAAGACAACAGAAGAATATATACAACAAGTTTGGAATCGTATCAAAGATCAGATCCGATATTTCAAATGCAACGTAATGTACAGAAAATGCGATTGCAAAGAGAAAGACTCAAACGAGAAATAGAGGTATTAAAAAATGGTTAAAAAATTACAAGATAACTTAGCAGCTGTTGCAGCACTTATTGGTGTGGTGGGTGCGATTGGTGCAGGGTTTATTACTTATGGTAAAATGCAAGAACAAATTAATTCTGTTGCTGGACTGGATTTAAATCCATTAATAAAAGAAATCTCTGCACAGAATATTAAAATTGAAAAACAAAATAAAGAGTTAGCTATTATGGGTAAAGAGATTCAAGTTCTACAATTAGAAATGAAAGAGTTTAAAGCATCAAACAAAAATCCTTTGTTAAATTAAAATGATTGATGCACTTATTTTTGTTGCATCCATTATTTTGTTTTTAGATTATATGCAAAAATCATACATTACCAAAGACCCTGAAGATCCAGAAACAAAGAAATGGATTGCAGAAATAGAAGCAGACAAACGAAGAGAAAAATTTTTTGATAATAAAAAAGATAGTGAGATGAAGTAATGGCAATCACATACCGAGGTGAAAAGTTTTCAGGTTACAACAAACCTAAGAACGCAAGAACCAAGACCAAAAAGTTTGCGGTTCTGGCAAAGGTAGGAAACAAGGTAAGACTCATTCGTTATGGGGATGCCAACATGACCATCAAAAAATCATCACCTGCAAGACGTAAATCCTTTAGAGCAAGACATCGCTGTGCAACTGCAACGAATAAATTGACTGCGAGATATTGGTCTTGTAAAAAGTGGTAAGTGCCAAGAAAAAAACAAATAAGAATACGTTTATATAATTGTGATTACTGCAATAAAGAACATGAAAATATTAATTGCGGAAATGATTATATTATATATGCTAGTGGTCATCGGTTTTGTAGAGAACCTGATTGCTGGTCTCTTTACATTCAACAACAAAAAAAGAAAGAAGAGGAAAAAAATGTACGGAATGAAGAAAAAAGGAAAAGGGTCTATGGGAAAAGGATCTTCAATGAAAAAGAAAAAGAAGAAAGGCAAAAAGTAATCTCTAAGTTAGATCAATACTTAGATTACTTGAAAGGAAATCATGCCAAAGAAAAAAGGTAAAAAAAAATATACTGCAAAGCAGATGAAGATAGCTCGTGTTGCAGAACCTAGAGATAGGATTACAAGAGCTGACTTTAAAAAATTAAAAAGGAAAAGATGACAAC